ATAGTTTTGTTTGCAACACTTACCATTGTTGTTAACGGTAAATCAATCCCTTCTGTTTTCACCACCGGTAATTTTCTAAGAGATTCTGAAAGAATGTTTCTACATTTAAGTTTTGATTCAATCGTTAAGATATCAGAAGAAAACAATGTGTCGATAGTCTCATATTGATTCTCTATCTGTTTATCACCAACCCAAGATTTTATTTTATTTAAATCAGATTGTTTGATTTTATTGATTGTATTTTCATACATCTTAATACTCTCGTTAATAAACTCTGTAGCGTAAGATTCGCTTAATGCTTTTGGAGAATTTAATTCATCGTATAAATAAAATAATTTACTTATGTTTTTATTTTCTAAAACATATTTCTTGAAATTTTTTATTTCGTCTTTAAATGTGTCGTTAGTGTATGATTCAAACAACACTTTTTCTATTTTTGATTTTAGTATACCGAATTTCATAAGTTTTTTTATTTATAAATATCTAATCTTTTAGAAGTTTACCTAATTGAACTTCAATTTCTCCTAAAGAGTTTCCACCTTTAGATAAATCAATAAATGAATCATCTTCTGTCATAGTACTTCTCTCTACTAATATTTTTAAATTATCTTTATTAAATGATTCAGGGGTTACTTCTGCTTCGGGAGCTGCTGCCGCAGGGGCTCCACCCGCCTCAGGGGCTCCACCCGGTTCAGGTCCACCCGGTTCAGGTCCTCCTAAGTCTTCCATTCCTCCACCTAAGTCTCCTCCACCGAAACCTCCTCCACCTCCCGGTGGTGGTGGGGATGATGGTGCCGCTCCACCGGCTGTTGCTCCGGATGCAGGGTTACCATATAATTTATCAATATTATCAAAAATACCTGTATGTGTTATGATAGTTGCAGTATTTGTTAATTCAGCACCGACAGCCATCTCAATTCTTTGTTGTTGTAAATCAAGTTTAATTTCCTCATCAGAGAATCCTAAAATATGTTTTTTAGCCCACGATACAGATACCGGAGCGATACCCGCAATTGCCGCAACGGCTTGTTGGTATAATGCAATTTTTTCTTTCCAAAGGTCATTCTTTAACAAGTCTGCTTGTGATGATGGGTTAGTTAGACCTAACGTAAAGTTAGATAACTCATCTTCAAACCCTAATAAGAATAAATGAATGATGGCGATTTTATTTAATTCTGCAATCATTGATTTTTGAATCTTATTGATTGTTCTTGCAAAACGAATATCCTGTAATGATAAGTTTTTACCATCACCGGCAGTTTCTTCAAAACCTAAAAATGCTTTAGGAACACGAAGAGCGGTTAATAATTTCTTTTGGATATATTCAATATCTGCAATCTCTGATAAGTTTGTTGCTCCCGGTAACGTATCAATTGGTGAAGCCGCCGCTGGGTCTCTAACAGGAATAAAGTAATCTTGGTCAACAGCCATTTGATTGAATCTCATATCGACATTACCTGTTTTAGCATCAACAACTTGGTCACGTTTAAATTTGTTTGCAACACGTTGTACGTAAGCTTCAACATCTTTATCATCCATATTACCAACGAATACTTTAAATACACGTCTTTCCGGTGCTCTTGATGTTCTATAAATTAACATCGCATCTTCAGATAATAATAATTGTTTCCAAATACGTCTTGCTTTTTCTAACATTGACGTTCCGTATGGAAGTTTTCTATCATCACCTAATAAACGGAAGTGAGCAACTTCCCAAGAGTTAAACTCCATATCTTTTGCTTTCCACTTGAATCTTAACCCTTTGTTCTCAGCAGGTTCTTCTATGTTTGCTGATTTTGCCGCCATACCTCTTTCCAAACGTTCTATTTCAATGTTTGGTAATTGCATACAACCAACAATACCTTTATCTGAATCCAATTTTAAATAAACAAAGTTATCACCATATTTACAAGTATTTCTTGTCCACATAGTTAAGTTTGTATTGATATCTAACACGTTGTTAAATAAATCGGCTAGAATAGATTTAATTCTTTTTGATTCAGAATAAATTTGTAACATATAACCGTTTTCGTCAACAGTTGTTGATTCTTCTCCGTAGATGTCTAACGCTGCTGATATCTCAGGAGTATATTCCATCGATTCATAATCATAAAATGAAGCCAAACGAGTTGGTTCATAATAAACTGCTTGAGTGTATAGATTACTTTCAATCTTAGTCCATTGGTTAGATAGGTAATATGTTTGTTGAGCTTGTAATTTTTCTCTTTCATATTCCGATTGTGATGTTGTTTTTAATAACTCTTTCTTATCTAACTTATATGTTGGGTAGTCTTGATTTAATAGTGCATTTGGACCGAAGGCTCTTGATAACCTTTGCCAAACCGTTAAATCGTTATTTTGATTATTTTCCATAATTTAAATTTAATTCTATTTTTACGTATATAAATAGTTTACTTTATTCTATAATACACCACCATCAGATATGAGCCAATTATATGGTGCTCCTAATAATATGTTTTTACTTGATTGACCTGATGGTGTATATTTAGCGGAACCAAAACTAATTGTAATAGATGTTTTAGGATTTTTGGTTACCCAACCATTATAAATATTGTTTAAATTTAATGATGAGAATGTTAATGGTGTTTTACCTAACATAAAATTAGTAAAATTAGTTACACCAGATATATTCCAATTACCAATTGGTTGGTTAAATAAAGAATCACGGAACATAGAAGACATATTAGTAACCTTTGAAACATTCCATCCAGATAATGGTTGATTGAATAGTGTGTAACCAAACATATTTGACATATTTGTAACCTTTGAAACATCCCAATTATCAATAGGTTGGTTAAATTGTGAATTTAGGAACATAAAACTCATATCAGTAACTCCTGAAACATTCCATCCGTATAATGGATAATTAAATGATGAATAAGCGAACGTATTACTCATATTTGTCACACCAGACACGTTCCAAGAATTAATATTTTGATTAAAGGTTTGGGCACTATAGAATGTTGAATTTAAAGTAGTTACTTTTGAAACATCCCAATTACCAATAGGTTGATTAAAGATTGTTCCATTAAACATACCATCCATTAATTTAACATTTGAAACATTCCACCCGGATAATGGTTGGTTATATGGTGACCCTTGGAACATACTAGTCATAGCGGTAACACCTGAAACATTCCAATTACCAATTGGTTGGTTAAATTTTGAATTTTGGAACATACTAGTCATATTAGTAACTCCTGAAACGGTCCAATTACTTATTGGATAGTTAAATTGTGAATTTAGGAACATACTATCCATATTAATAACCTTCGAAACATTCCATCCGGACAATGGATAATTAAATGATGAATAAGCGAACGTATCACCCATATTTGTTACACCAGATACCTCCCAATTACTAATATCTTGGTTAAAGGTTTGAGCACTATAGAATGTTGAATTTAAAGTAGTTACTTTTGAAACATCCCAATTACCAATAGGTTGATTAAAATTGATTGCATTCTCAAACATAGACAACATAGAGATAACCTTACCGGTATTCCAAGAATTAATACTATTCACCCCACCATTATTAAATTGTTTTGAATTATAAAACATAAACGACATATTGGTAACTCCACTAACGTTCCAACCACCAATATTTTGATTAAATGAATTTGTATCTTGAAACATATTTTGCATACTAATAACTTTTGAAGTATCCCATAAATTAATTGACGGACTTGACCCATTGTTAAAACTTAACGCATCTCTAAACATACCGTTCATATTTGTAACTTTACTAACATTCCAATTACTAATATCTTGATTAAATAATATTGCGTCGTCAAACATTCCACTCATATCTGTAACCCCTGAAACATTCCATTCGGATAATGGTTGGTTAAATAAAAATGCGTTTTGAAACATACCACTCATATTAGTAACTTTTGAAACATCCCAATTACCTATAAATTGATTAAAATTGGTTGCGTTATAAAACATTAAATTCATATCGGTAACTCCTGAAACTTTCCAATCACCAATAGGTTGATTAAATAATTCTGAATTAAAAAACATGCTATTCATATCGGTAACCTTTGAAACGTTCCAATTACCAATAGGTTGGTTAAATTGTGAATCACGGAACATACTATTCATAAATTCAACATTTGAAACATTCCAACCCGATAATGGTTGATTATATTCTGACGAACTAAACATAAAACTCATATCAGTAACTCCTGAAACATTCCAAGAATTAATAGTTTTATTAAAACTAGATGTTTTTTCAAACATAGCACTCATAGTTGTTACTTTTGAAACGTCCCAACTATATATGTCATCATTAAAATTAAGAGCTCTTTCAAACATAAATTCCGTTGTGGTAATATTTGACATATCCCAAGAATTTATATTATTTATTTTAGTTATAGATGCACAATCCTCAAAACAGGCTCTTGCGCTACCGGAGAATGAAAAATCTAAAACATCGACAACATTTAATAACGTTAAATTTAAACAACCACGAAATCCGGAACCACTATTAAGTTTCAAAGGACCCCACTGTAATACCTCAATTATTTTTGCTCTATCTCCACCACCATTAAAACTCCACCCATCAATTACCCCGGTAATTTTAATTAACCAAGTATTACTTGATGTAGAATATATGTGTGTTCTGTTAGAATATGTGTTTGCGGAAATACTACCATCCCCCCAATCAATAACCCCACTATATGTTCCTCCACTTAAATATGGTAATTGAACTGTGAATGAATTGCTTGACCCTTGGGAAAGTAATGATGTTTTCCATATTGATTTGAATACCGGTGGTGATGTTGGTGATGGTGTCATAGTTGGTGTTGGTGTTACAGGTGGTGTGGTACCAATGGTAGATGTTGGTGTTGGGGTATTAGTTGGTGTCATTGTAGGTGTCACAAAAGGTGAATCGATTGTTAAATTACAATCTTTACCAATTATTAAAAAATTAACATTATATAACCCATACGTGTAATTAGAATTATATGTATATGGTAATTCATTTATACCTAAGTAAATTGTTCCACCACTTAAGGGGTAATATATTATATTAGATAAATTTCCGTTAAAGTTATTACTATTTAATACTATCATATTTATTTATTTTTAATGGGATTAACAACTTGGACATTTATCTATAAGTTCAATTATACTATTAGGGTTATCACTAGTTGGAACTGTTGTTGAACAAATTGTAAATCCATTACTTTCATCCTGCTCGGTAACCACATACGGAGATGTTCTTGTTTCACCACAACAAGGTTTAAATGTTATTACACTTCCAGCTTTAGAACCCACTTTATATCTATTACAAGTTGTTTTACAAGACGGACAATCACCTTTAAGTTCAATTAAACTATTAGGGTCCTTACTAGTTGGAACTGTTGTTGAACAAATTGTAAATCCCTCCTTTTCATCCTGCTCGGTAACCACATATGGAGATGTTCTTTTTTCATCACAACAAGGGGTAAATCTTATTATATTTCCAGCTTTAGACGTAACGCCATAGAACTTACACGTGTCTGTACAACTAGGACACGTACCTTTAAGTAGAATTTTAGCATCAGGGTCTTCAGCAATCGGTATTTCTGATGAACATATTTTAATTGGAAGAACTTCCTCACCGGTTATGATATACGGAGATTTTCTTGTTTCACCACAACAAGGTTTAAAGTCTATTTCACTACCACGTTTTGTTGAAATCACATCATATGTATTACACGTATTACAAGGTATATTAGTGACTTCAATAAAACCATTACCACTAATGATTACCGGATATGTTGTCGAATAAAATTCAATAAACCCTTCTTTTGGTGTTAAAACATATGGTGATGTTATTCTGGTATCACAACAAGGCGTGAATCTAAAAGTACAATTGGTTTCTTCAATTATTCTTACTATATATTTAAAACAATCAACAACACAAGTTTTATCACAAATACCAATTTTTATATCAACCTCTTTAACTGAGAACGGGTCTGTACCACAAACAGTTATTGTTTGTAATCCAAGTATTTCACGTTCAATAGAATTACCGTCACAATCACGATATATAATTGGGAAAATTCTATCTACTCTGTTAACAAATCTTAAACAAAAACACTCTATCGTTGGAGATGGTATTGTTCCTGTTGGTGTCATTGTATTTGTAGGTGTCATTGTATTTGTTGGAGTATTTGTAGGTGTCATTGTATTTGTTGGAGTATTTGTAGGTGTCCGAGTTGGAGTCTGAGTCCGAGTTGGAGTCTGAGTCATTGTTGGTGTTTGAGTCTGAGTCATTGTTGGAGTCTGAGTTGGAGTCCTTGTTGGTGTTTGAGTCCTTGTTGGAGTCTGAGTAGGTGTCATTGTTGGAGTCTGAGTAGGTGTCCTTGTTGGAGTCTGAGTAGGTGTCATTGTTGGAGTCTGAGTAGGTGTCATTGTTGGTGTTTGAGTCATTGTTGAAGTCTGAGTAGGAGTCATTGTATTTGTTGGGGTTATTGTGTTAGTAGGTGTCTGAGTTTGAGTTTGTGTTGGAGTCTGAGTAGGTGTCATTGTTGGAGTTGGAGTTGGTATTGGACATTCATAATCCCTCGTACAAGTATCACAGTCGTCATATGTAGATATGGTGATTATTTGATATTGACTATCAAATTTCCTCTCGGTCACAGCTCTTACACAACCACTAAACCCTGCGGTGGTAATGTAATAGTGTTCATCTATTATTATTGGAATTGTAAACCCACCCACTTTATATGTAATACTTGGGTTACAACAATCTTCAAAATATTGAACTGTTGGTGGTAACCCGGATGGTGTTTGAGTTTGGGTTTGAGTTGGTGTCGGGGTTGTAGTTGGTGTTTGAGTATTGGTAGGTGTGACAGTAGGTGTGACAGTAGGAGTTTGAGTCTGAGTTGGTGTTTGCGTCTGAGTTGATGTTTGAGTAGGAGTTTTAGTCTGAGTTTGAGTCTGAGTTTGAGTGTTAGTCGGTGTGCTTGTTTTTGTTGGTGTTTGAGTTTGTGTTTGAGTTTGTGTTTGAGTCATTGTTGGTGTTGGAGTATTAGTTGGAGTCATTGTTGGTGTAGGTGTTTGGAATGTAAAAGAAAGAATGTTTGAGATTACTGTTCCACCAATAGAACAGATTTGAGTTAACCTAAAATATAATGTTCCGGTATATATACCAATAAATTGTCCTCTAGGTGAATTACATCCTCCACTAAATCCTTCAATCCAATTTGTACCATCAATAGAATACTCTGTAATTATTGTTGCACAAGTTAGTCCGGGGTTAAAATAGTATAACCAAGTCCCGTTACCAAGGTTTTGTATATTGGTTAACAGAATAGTACACGCAGCTGTTGGTGTAGGTGTTGGTGTTTTTGTCTGTGTAACAGTATTTGTTGGTGTTATTGTCGGTGTAACAGTGTTTGTTGGTGTTTGACTATTTGTTTGAGTTGGGGTTTGAGTTGGGGTTGATGTATGACTAGGTGTTGGAGTATTAGTTGGAGTTCTAGTTGGTGTAAGTGTTGGGAGACCATAGT